TTAGTCGAACCTCTTAATACTGTTACTGGAGCAGGAGGATCGTATTTTTGATTGAAGGTCCCCGGCACCCGTAAAACACGGGACGCGTCGAAGACACGTTGGTCAGCGTAAAACTCTTGTGTCACACAGATTTGCTTAAGGCGTTTGCATATAGGTAGCCATTTAGCCCGAGGTACTTCTTCTGTCAGTGCCCAGTATGCGTGTATTCCGCCCCCAGAATCTATTACAGCAGGGAAGGGTAGACCTACGGTCTCACAAAACTTTTTAAGTGCTAGCTGCGCATCTTTCTTAGTTTCGTATCCTTGAGGTAAACCAGTAGACGATTCTATGCTACTTGCTTTACCTTCCCCGCAGTCTATATCTACCCAAATAGACTGTAATGATTCTACGTTTGTTGCTTCTCTGCTTCCGGCTTTTTCCAATTTACCGAGCATGAAGTAGACATCCTTACCTTGCTTTACGAACTTCTCAGCAAGGACATCTACCTGCGCTCTATCGTCAGTAAATTCAGAGAAAAAACCTGAGCCTGCGCCAACCACACAGTAATAGCCGCCCGTGGGGACAACGTAATCTATGAGGTTGAAATCAGTCATTTTTTATACTCTATTATTAGATTTTTAATAGTGTCTTTCAGCTCGTTGCTTGGCTCATGTATGCCCGTAAACCAGTTGTAAACTGCTTGCCGACTAACCCCAAGCCGGTGTGCGACTTCGGCAACGGGCACTTCTTTCGAAATGCACGCGCGACCGAGTTTTACACCTAGCATGGAGCCGTCAGCCTGTTTATTTAGACTACTGAGCCGCTTTGTGTAGCCATAGCTCATTAGTCTTCGTCGCCCCATATGTCAATGATGTCAGCCATTTCTTCGTCGTCCGCCGGTGCAGCTTCCTTCTTTTTCTTGCGCTTCACAGGCTCAGCAACTTCTTCCTCATCCTCGTCGAACAGATCAGGTTGCTTAGTTATCTGGCCTTCAGCTTCAAACATATCGTCATTGTCTTCTGCGGCAGAGAACAGGCTTTTAGCTTGGTCAGCCGTGAACCCGTCAGCTTCCTCGAAAGGCGAAGCAGGTTTGTAAGGCAGATACTTGAGCACCTGTACACCGCGTAAGCGGAGAGAAACACCAGTAGTCGCCATTTTGAACGGGATCATTTCGACCGCTATATTTACTGTACTACCAGTAGTTAGCATAAAGTCGCTGCCAAGGCGGTCGTTCTTTGCGTCAAACTGCGCAGGCGGCTCGGTCGCATTGCCACTGTATGCTGCTTTGAGACTAGTCTTACCAACAAACGTACCGTCTTCTTGCTTCTTGAAAGGCATCTCTAGCTTAGCAGGCCAAGACTTATCGCGGCCTTTAGCGTTGGTGTAAGCATCCTGCATGATTCCATAAAGCGCTTTGGCTTGCGCAGAAGTCATGCTGAAGTCTAGCTCGTAACGGGCACCGTCTTCGGTAGGGTCGCAAGGTACGCTCTTACCGTTCTTACCTGCCTTGTTATCGAAGCGGTAAGGTTTGTCCAGACGAGGGTAACGTGCTTCAACGCCTTTGATTATGTGAGATGGGTTAGCCATAAATATTTCCTCTATGTTTCCTGTAAAAGGATTTGGTGATTGCGAAGCGGCTTCTATTTGCTGCCTCGCGGTTGCAAGCTCTTCCTCGGCTAAAGGTCGAACTGGTTTAAAATATATCCGGTACGAGTTGTACTGCTCGACTAGATATAATTCGGTTAAAATTTCTTCTGCTTCTTCTTGGTTTTTCTCTAAGTATTCAATGTACTTATAAAAGCCAAGCTTGTTAGTTTCTTTGGCAAACAGACTGCTAGCACTTATGCGCACCTCGCAGACTATGCCGTCTTCTGGTAGTAACACCTTGATGATCTGGTAGAACTTACATGGGGCGCTACGATTAAAGCCGCCGCTCTTAATGCTTCGAGTGCAGTCCATACACCGCCTAGCTTGCACCTTGTCATCAGGCACGTTGTCGTCGGGGTGCGTACAGCCAGTAGACCAACACACTAAACCTGTGCTGTCGTAGTAGCCTCTAGATAACTCTCCTCTATCAACTATCATCACCTGTAGAGAATCTAGGGGGGAGTTGGTCCGTGGGTGTAAGAAACACCCATTTTCATGTCTTAGTCGAATCATTTTTTACGCGGCTTTAAAACAGAAACAATATACTTACGGTTGACTTGTAAACCCGCAGGCATAAGGTCAGGGTTGTCCTCAAGAAACTGCTTCATGGCTAGGCCAGAGATTCGTTTCTCAAGTAGGTGGAAAGCGTCGTGCTCCTTGAGGAAGTCGTACATCCTTTCCCAGTCGCTAGTCCAGTAGTGAGACTGTACTCTACGGCTTACTGTGCCAGAGGGTGTCCTTAGACTATCGAGGTCTTGCTCTTCGCAGAGCGCAAGCAGCTTTTCTACTACCGTTTCTTGCTGCTTTTTTATTGTCTTTATCTCGTCTTCTTTCTCTTTAATAGCGTTCCGCATCTTTATATAGATTTTGGTTAGCTTGTCTGCTGAGTCTTTCATGGCTCCTCCTAAATAGCAGGGATTGCCAGTGTATGTCAGCCTTATTTACATTGTCAAGCATCTATTTCTTGTTTATATAAATCTACGATTTTAGTGTGGTTATCTATGTTAGACCGCAACATCTTGTATAGCCTGCGCTCCACTTCACTGCCTTCAATGTGCACCACAGTCATTGGGTTGTGTTGTCCCGGTCTGTCGATACGAGCGTTTGCTTGTAGGTAAGTCTCCACACTGGTGACGGGAGCGTACCATATCACTGTATTAGCAGCGGTTAGCGTAAGGCCGTGCGAAGCTGCTTGCGGCTGAATGATAAGCACCTTTATTTTATCTGTGGTCTGGAAGTCCTTGATAATATCACTGCGCTTGTTGACCGATACCATGCCAGATATTATGTCGGCGCTAATCTTGTTCTTGTTACAGAATTCTTTAAGTAATTCAATAGTGTGGGTAAACGGCACGAATACAAGTATTTTGTGAGACGATTCGTCTATTACTTCTTTAATAACCTTAAGCCTGTTGCTAACGTCAAACTCAATGACCTCTCGGTCGTCCGAGTACACAGCCCCGCCCGATATTTGCAGTAGCTTATTGAGGTTAGTTGCAGCGTTAACTGAAGTGACTTGCTCGCCGTCCGCCTCCATTATCATGCGGTCTTTTAGCTGTTTGTAGTACGATGCCTGCTGCTTGGTCAGTGGGGCTTCCCGATCTACGAAAGTCACTTTGGGTAGGTCTAAGCATTCTTCCTTGCGGAATCTTATCGCCGGTTGCAATGCAGCATGGACTGTCTCACTCGCATCGGGCTTAGGGCGCCAAGTATATTGTGATACTTTATACATGACCTTATCTTTGAACTGCCCGAAGTACTGGGGTACATTTTTAGGGGCGACTAACTTAGCTAAACCAAACGCATCAGTTGGCGCTTGTGCTGCTGGCGTACCCGTAAGCATCCACAGCCAATCTATTCCTTTGCATAAGTCGCGTAGTATCTTCCATCGGTTTGTCTGTGCGTTCTTGTAGGCGCTTGCTTCGTCTACCACAATTAGGTCAAAGCCGCCCTTCTCTATCTCTTCTTTTACTACTGCTACCCCGTCAAAGTTTATAATGACAAACTCTGAGCCTGCGTTGATTATTCTTCTCCGCGTAGCCGAGGTTCCGTGTGCCACAGAACAAGTGCGGTGCATAGCAAATTTAAACAGGTCTTCCTGCCATGCTGATTTCATAATAGACAGAGGACATATTACAAGCACGCGATTGATGACCCCCTGCTGCATCAGATAATCTGCTGCCCATATTACAGAAGCAGTTTTACCTGTTCCCTGCTCGTTAAAACAAAATGCTTTCTTGTTGAGCGTCAGGAAAGAAGCGGTCTTCTTCTGGTGAGCAAACGGGTCAAAGCGACCCGACCACTCGTAGTCTCGTCCTATGGGAGATGGCACGTCTTTTACACCCAAGCTATTTAACACTTGAGCTTCATGTAGGCGCCACGGCAAGGCTAGTTTGAAATAGCCATCGTCCTGCTCTGATACTTTGTAATTCTTTACGCGTTCAGTCACGAGGTGCGGACGTTTAGTCTTTAGCACCATCGCTCTGTTGTTTATTATCTTCATGCTTTAGCTGTCTTCTTGCGCTCGCGTTTACTAGTTTCAGATACAAGGTTACCCTTTGAATCCCGCTTGAAAGAACGGTTACGGCTCGCTGTCTCTACTCTAGTACCGTCAGAGTTCTTGCCGCCTTTGTCCATTGCTTTCTTGTGGGCTACGTCATTACCGTCGCCTTTGCTTACCTTGCCTTCTCGCTCGGCTTTGCGACGGGCGGCATTGCGTTGAGCGCGTTTCTTCTTTTGCTCTTCGGTGCCTTGGTAGTTTTCATACTCGGATTTGTAATTTCGTTTACTCTTCGTCATGATAATTCCAGTCCTTTTCTCTGTTACTCAAGCGCCTGCCCACCCTGTAATTTGCCTTTAAGCCATCTTTTATTAACTGCATGCCCCACTCAGCTGCGCATTCAGGGTGAAAATAAACGGTTAGCATTCTGATAGCATATTCTTTACTATGGTTAGTGTTTTCTTGTATAGCTAGTTTCACTATCGGCGGAAACATATCATATATTGTTTGTAGGGGAAGGTGCGCGTCCCAAGTTACATACGCATCTCCTTGTTCTATTGCATGTCTAAACCCGCAATTAGGGTAGAAGCATGTTTGTGATATTGCTTTATCCCAAGGGAGTAAAGAGTCAGCGCCTTTTTCACGTGCCGTCATTATCTTTTCCTATTATGTTCGCAGCTAGTAACCGGACAGAACGCACACAGCGGCCCGTCGATTGCATTCCACACATCGTTTTCTTCTGCTACCGTTAGTCTTTCCAGCTCGTCATCAAACACACTGAAGTACGACTTATACATATCTACGGTGTGCTTTTTCTTTATAAACTCGTTACTTACTACGTATGCTAAGGCAGACTTAATTACTTTTACTTGGGGGTAATTTACAAATGTCGCCCCCGCCATTAAGTCAAGCTGTTTAGTGTCAGCATACTTGGCGTTCTTGCCTGTCTTGTAATCTACAATATAAGCTTTCTCGCCGTTTATTATTAGCAAGTCGACGATACCCCGCCACCAAACATCCTTGGCGAAAAAACTAGTGGGCTTGTAGACGTTGTTTTCTTTTGACACCGCCATGCGTATTTCACAGTGCTTCTCGCCCTCGATGCGGTTGAAAGCATCTAGTATTTTCTTCACATAATTAAACTTAGCGGGGATAGGCTCGCCATCTCTTATGTAATGCTCGGCAGCTTTATGCACTTCGTTGCCGTAGAAAGTAGCAGCGTTGCCTTTATCTTTAACATCCTTAGCTACTTTCAAGTGGTAGTATTTCTTAGGACATTGTTTAAACGTGCTTATGCTACTGTAGGACCAAGCTGTCATAGTAGACCTTTCTCTTTTAGGATTTCGTAGTTCGTTGCGTGGGCATCTTCTATTTTTTGTTTACTTTGCCCGTAGTACGGTACGGCTAAGTGTTCACTTACTAGTGCGGCGTTAACTGAAGTTTTGTCGCTCAACATTATAACACCTAAGTAGCGTCCGAACTCGTCTTTTTCTCGGATAATTAGTTTGTACGTTCCTCCGACGTGCAGTGTCTCCTCGACAAACTCCTTTGCCAAGATTCCGGCAACTTTTTCTTCTGCATCTCTCGTGCAGCACTTTGGAATATCAATACCATAAAGATATATGCGCTGATTGCAGCGCCAAGTATCAAAGCCAAGATCAATATCAACATCAACATCTACTGTATCTCCATCAACAATTCGAACGATCTTACAGTCGTATTCGTACATTATTCTTGCCCCTTTTTATGTAGCACAAACCCGCCTATCTGTCTTTTGGTTGGGTCAGTTAACGAATCCAACGTGGTCAGTCTGTCGAACTTACGCTTAGGTTTACCCTCAATGTCAGTATCAGTGTAAGCGTTGCGCGGGCACTGGGTTATCTTCCCGCCTCTAGCTAAGTATTCTTCTACCTGCTTTGCTATCTCTTTACGCTGTTCTTCTTTTTGTTCGAGGGTTAAAACGTCAGTCCATGTCGTGGTCACTAAAGTATGCCTCTGTAAAACACATGCTTGTGTATCTTGGTTGTAACTTCTCCA